TGCAGCAACTAAATCACCTAATGAAGATGATAATTTCAATTCGATATAGTCATTTTGATATCCCCCAAGACCTAAAACCCTAACGATAGTTACGGTTCCAGCACTTCGTAAATATTCTTTTACGGTATAAGGAACATAAAATCTGGTGTCCAATTTACCAAAAGTTTCCTCAAATTCACCAAAGTTTCTGATTAAAGTTGGAACAAATGCTGGGCCTTCTTGTGTCGGGCCAATCATTGCTGCACCTATTTCAGATATTCCTTGTGGTAAAAAAGATAAATCTTTTTCTCTGGTAAATACACCTGGACTTACGATTCTTTCTGCCATTTGTTTTCTCCCAAATTAATTACAATTAAGTAATTTATTAAATCTTTAAAATCAGGATAATGACTTATGAACTTGGTGTGAACACACCTGAATTAGGGTCAAGGTTACCTGGCCCATACTTTTCATTTAATGAATTTACGATTTCAGATTCTTCCTTTTGTATCTCAACATACTCAGTTTCTATCTTGATTTTTTCATTATCAAGGTTTTGAATTTGTTGATTTAAAGTTAATCTCTGAACTTCAAGTTGTCCAAGTCTTAGTTGTGCACTCGTATATTTATCTCGTAGGTCATTTAATGATTTAAGTTCATTGTCACTAAACTTAATTTCTTTTTCACTCATGTTGTAACTCCTATTATTTCTATAAGATTTGTATATAAATATAATTTTAAAATCCCAAAATGGATTTTAAAGTGTGTTTTTTTAGATTATTTATTTAAACAATCACAATTTTTTTCAATATCTTCTATCTTTTTGTTTAATTCTTTTATCGATTCGATAAGTAGTGGAACAATTTTTTCATATTTAACACCTAAATAACCATCACTCTTTTCACCAACTACTTCTGGTAGAACTTTATGAACTTCTTGTGCAATAACTCCGACATCATGTCCCTTGTATGTGTCTTGTTTATCATTCCAATCAAACTCATAACCACCTATTTGGTTAATTTTCCACAAAGGTGATGATAGTGGTTGAATGTTGTCTTTATATCTTTCGTCTGATGAATTAAATGCAATGACATCACCACTCGCCCTAATTGTTGAACCACTTATATCATTGTTGAAATATGCATCACCACTTTCTGACATATCTAATTGTAATGCAGTTATAGTTACACCACCATCTTGTCCTTTTAATAATATGTCTTTATTGTTTGTTGCGGATTTTATAACAAAATCAGATGAATCTCTTTTGAACCTACCAAATTCTGTCCCATTATCTTTTAATAAAACATCTGCCCCATCTGCATCAAAGGTAATATCACCAGAAACATCAAGAGTGAAATTTCCTGTATGTGATATACTTGGTAGAGCTGCATCACTACCACTAACTACTACTTTCTTCCAACTTGGCATCTATTTTATCTCCTTATGGTTGGTTACCTTTTCGGCCCACTTCCTTGATTGCCACATCAAGGCCAATAAGTTATTCATTAATTACTTTACTATACTCTTTTTGTAATTTCTCTACAATAGAAACTGCCTCTGATAACCTTTTACCAGGTATCATTCCCTCTTGTATCAAAAATAAAAGAAACTCAATTTCTTTCTTTGAAAAGACGAGAGTATCTTGTTTTACTCCCGCCTTTTGATTTTTAACTATTCCCATTATAAACCTTTATTGTTTAGTTAACTATTTTACTCAACATAAATATATATGTCGCCAGACTGAACTCTGATATTACCATTCTTTTGATATGCGGATAAATCAGATGTTACGACTGATGAAACATATGCATCAGGTGCAACTGCGGTTGCAGTTGAACCAAGTTTTGTTCCGATTTGGAAACCCCAACGAGCTTCTGAATCATCCCATGCAAATGCACTACCACTAAATGCTGTCTCTGTTTGAACAATCAAACCACCATCACCTGTTGCAGAACCACTATTCACTAAGATAAATCTATCTTCAACTAATAGGTTTGCAGTTTGTAATTGTGTAGTTGTTCCTGTAACTTCTAAGTCACCTTGTATGACAACAGGGCCACTAAATGTTGCAGTATCACTTGTTTGATTACCGATTGTGAAATCTCCACCTAAATCAGTATTCAATGCAGTTGCTAAATTACTACCACCTGCGGTGTAGAATGTATGA